TAAGTCGACCGCGCGCGCCTTCGTTCGCGCCGCGGCCGGTCAAGTTCTGGCGCCTCGGCGCTGGATGTACCCCACATGAACGAAACCAACGAACAACAGCCGATCGCTTCGACTCCTGCGGCGCCGTCCGCTCCGGTCGAAACTCCGCTTTCTGATTTGTCTCTGGGCGACTATCGCGCCACGCGCGAACCAAAGAAGCCTGCGAACGAAGCGAAAGCGGCGGCTCCCTCTCCTGCCGCTGCTGCTGGCGAAACCGACGAAGTCGAAGAGCTGGAAGCAACCGCAACCCCTGAACAGCATGCGGAGCGAAAGAAAAAGCTCGGCGGCTTCCAAAGGACGATCAGCAAGCAGAACGAAGAAATCGCAGCGCTGAAACAACGCCTGGGCGCGCAAACGCCTGCGGCGGCTGCAGCTCCTGCGACGCCTCCCGCTCCACCGGCTGCTATGCCGGCCGCAGCGCCTGCTGAAGCCTTTGACAAGCCAAAACCCGTGCTCGCCGATTGCGCGACGCTCGAAGAATTTACGGAAAAACTCTCGGACTGGAAAGACGAAGAGCGCACCTGGCGCAACGAACGCAAAGCGACTGCAGCGATAGAAGCTGCGGCGCGGACGGCGCTCGTTGAAAGCTGGCAGACTCGGCAGACTTCCTTCAAAGAGCAAACAGAAGACTACGACGCGGTGCTCGCGCTCGTTGACGATGTGATGGTCTCCCCCGCTCACCAGAAATTATTTCTGGAATCCGATCACGGGCCGGCGCTGGCGTACCACCTGGCGCAAGACCCGGACGAACTCAAGCGGTTTGTTGGACTCTCACCAACCAACGCGGCGAAAGAAATCGGCAAGCTCGAAGCGCTTCTGTTTCCCGTGGCACCGGCTGAATCAGAAGAACCTGAACCCAAAGTAAGCGCGGCGCCGCGGCCGTTTCGTCCGGTCACGGGCAACTCGGCGCGCGTCTCCCCGGATCCCGCAAAGCTCACCTCCGCGGAGTACCGCAAAGCACGCGAGTCCGGCCGCATCAATTAGCGCTCGCGCTTACGCAACCCGCGCGGCTCAATGTCCGCGCTTTAGGACCTCTCCGAAGTGGCAAATAACCTCTTAACCGACTCTCACATCACCGCGGAAGCGCTGATGATCCTCGAGAACAATCTGATGTTCACAAAACAAGTGGACAGACAGCTCGACCAGGAATTCAAAAACGCCAAACGCGGCGCCGTGATTAGCGTTCGCAAACCGCCAAGATACGTGGTCCGAGATGGCCAAAACATCGCCATTCAGGACACCGTACAAACGCAGGTCCCTTTCACCTTGTCGCATCAATTCGGCGTCGACGTCGAATTCTATTCCGCGGATTTGGCGCTGTCCATCTCCGATTTCGGAACGGAAATTCTCGCGCCGCAAATGGCCGCGATTGCGAACGCGATCGACTACTCGGGCATGCAACAAGCGTTGAACGTCCCGAACGCGGTCGGTACGCCGGGCGCGACCTTCGCCGGCACGCAAACCGCACAGCAGACGCTAAGCACCTTCACGACCGCGAATGCATTGCTCGACAAGAACGCTTGTCCGCGCGATGGCAACAGGGCGGCGGTCATCAACGAAGACGCGCAAGCCATTCTCGTCGCGAATCTCTCGGGGCTCTTTCAGGATGGCGACGATATCGCGCGCCAGTACCGCGAGGGAACGATGGGCAAGACCGTCGGCAACAAATTTACGATGGATCAAAACGTCGCCTCGTTCACCATCGGCGCGTTCTCGGGTACGGCTCTGGTGAACGGCTCGGGGCAGGGCGTTCTCACGCCTCCCGGTCAAGGTCTCGGGCAGGGCGGCTACACGCCGTACACGCTGCTCGTGAAGGGCTTCACGCCGGGTACGCTCGTCGCCTCAAACGGCGATCGCTTCACACTGCCGAATACCTTTGGCGTCAATCCGCAATCGCGCGCCACGTGGAACAGGCTGCAACAGTTCGTCGTTCTGAATACCTCGCCTGTGATCTCGGATGGCTCGGGGAACGCGGCGCTGCAAATCTATCCGCCGATCATCGGGCCCGGCACGGCTTACACGACCGTGACACGGCTTCCGCTGAATAACGACGCTTTGACCTTCATCGGTACGCCGGGCACGGTCACACCGCAAAACTTGGTTTTCCATAAAACCGCGTTCACCTTCGCTTGTGCAAACCTCCCGCTACCGGGCGGCATGCACATGGCCGCGCGCAAAGCGGATAAGCAGCTCGGCATCTCGCTGCGTTTTGTGGCCGGCTACAACATCGCAACCGATCAATTCATCGGCCGTTTCGATGTTCTCTGCGGCTGGCTCACGCAACGGCCTGAGCTCGCGTGTGTGGTGTACGGCTAGACGCTTTTCCCAAAGGAGACAACTTATCAATGAAAACTCTGACTCTCACTCTGGCGGCGCTCCTCGCCTCCGTCTCGCTCTACGCGCAAGCTCCCGGTCAAACCATCACGCCGGCGCCGGGGCAGTTCTACCCGATCACGCCGTCGTCGACTGTTCCGGCCGCGAGCGGCTCTTACATCTCGCCCGTCGTGGTCTCCACGGCGCCGACGTATCTGCAGGTCTGCGGAAGTTACAACATCTGGTACTACAACTGGCAAACCGGCGCGCTCTACGGCTGCGTGAACGGCGGGCTGATTCCTCTGCCGCTGATGGAGCGCACCGGCACCACCAACAACACCGATCAATCGGGCTTTATTACGCTCGTCGCGGGCGCGGCGACGTACACGTTCACCGGCACCTACGTGACGGCTCCCGTTTGCACGGCGTCGGACACGACCGCGCTGGCGCTCGTCAAACCGACTACGACGAATACGACCCTTTCCCTTACCGGCACGGGTACGGACGTCATTGCTTACTCCTGCACGGCACGCACCTAAAAGCGCGCGGCGCATACAACCTCGAAAGGACAAACAGAACACTATGGCGGCTCCCACTAAATCCGTACAGCATCTGCAGAACACCGGCCATCACTGGCTAGAGAAAGATCAGGCGCAACCGGCCTACGCGGTGCAGGAATTCCCGAAAACCATGCACCATAAAGACGGCTCGACGGCGACCGTCTTTGATCCAGCCGGCCAAGCCAAACTCGGCTCCGACTGGGAACAATCGCCCGCAATTTGGGCCGATCGGCGCGCGAAGGAAGCGGCCGACAAAGACGCCAAAGACAAAGCAGCGGCCGACAAAGCCGATGCGAAAGACAGCGGCAAGAAGTAGTTAAGGCAAACTCATGGCGTCGACTCCGTACACGGTCCTAAATCTCATCTCGCGTTCCATGCGCCTCGTCGGCGCGCTCAATGTCGGCGATGCTCCGACCGCGGCAGAATTGCAGGATGGGCTCGAAGCACTGAATGCGATGGTCGACGCCTGGGCGAATCAGCGGCTCTTGATCTACACGACGCAGCGCCTCCTGTTCGGTCTCAACAGCGGGCAACAGAGCTACGAAATTGGACCCAACGCGGTCGACTGGGTGACGGCGCGGCCGGATTATCTGGAGGGCGCCGGCCTGGTGTATGGCGTCGGCGGCGTCAATTTCGAGCGGCCGGTCGAGATTTACACCTGGGACGAATGGCAGAATCAACGCTCGAAACAGCTCTCGACGTCCGTTGTCACTGCGCTGATTTATGACTACGGCTTTTCGAATCCGAACTCGAGCGCGACGGATACGGGCTCGGGTACGGTCTTCGTGTGGCCGGTTCCGAACGCCACGGGCCTGCTCGCGCTCTATCTTCCGCTCGCGGTGCAACAATTCACGAGCGCCAATCAGACGGTCTCGCTTCCGCCTGGCTACCGGCGCGCGCTGCAATACAATCTCGCGGTCGAATTCTCGCCTGAATTCGACACGGAGCCCTCGCCCGTGGTGCTCGCGATCGCCGAGTCTTCGCTCGACTACATCAAACGCAACAATGTGCGCCTGAACGCGCTGCGCTGTGATCCGGGGATGGCGCGGCATCAACGCGGCGGGCAGGCTTTCAATCTCTACGTAGGCGAATAATGGCGGCTTTCGAAAACTTCATCGGCGGCAGTTATCAAGGGCGATCGCAGCAACAGGACGCGGAGCGCTCGGCGAACCAGTACGTGGAACCGGCGGGCGCCGCGGGCGCGAACGCCAAAGGCGCGGCCGTGCTGCTCTCGAAACCGGGCCTGGCGACGTTCGCGACGTTCGCGGCCGGCGCGGTCGTGAGCGAATGCGCGCTCAACGGCCGCGGCTTTGCCGTGGTACAGCTCGGCGCCTCCAATTACTTTTATGAAGTGCTGGCGAGTGGGCTCTCGATCAACTACGGCACGCTGCCGGGCGATCGCCGGTCGCAAATGTGTGCGAGTCAGAATCAAATCGTGATTTTGTCGGGCGGGCTCGGCTTCTGCTTTACGCTCGCGACGAATACGCTGGCGCTCATCACGTCGGGCGCTTTTCCGATTGGCGCGGTGAAGGTGGGCAATCTCGACGGCTACTTCGTCGTCCTCGAGCCGAATTCGCAAGTCTTCGCGATCTCGTCTCTGAACGATGGAACCACCTGGAACGCGCTGGATTACGGCGACGCCGAAGGCGAACCGGGCAACATCACGACGTTTATTGTGGACCATCGGCAAATCTGGTTTTTTGGGAACAATCACGCCGAAATTTACTACGACTCGGGCGCGGCGAATTTTCCGCTGGCGCGGCTCGAGGGCGCATTTATGGAACAGGGCGCGGGCGTGTGTATCGATGGGCTTTTCCAGTGCGATAACACCATCTTTTGGCTCGGCGGCAACCGTGACGGGCAGGGGATTTTCTGGCGGGCGAACGGCTATCAACCGACGCGCATTTCGACGCCGGCGATTGAGTACCTGGTCGAACAATGGCCGACGCTCGCCGATGTGTCGGGCTACTGTTACCAGGAATCGGGGCACACCTTCGCGCGCTGGGATGCGCCTAGCGCGAACGGCGGGCTCGGCGCTTCGCTGCTCTTCGATGTGCTCTCGGGCTTCTGGCACGAGCGCTTTTTTTGGAACGCTTCGCTCGGGCTCGAGCTGGCCGACTTAGCGCGCTCGCACATGTTCGTCTTCGGTAAACATCTCGTCGGCGATTGGCGTTCGGGCACAATCTACGAGCAAAGCATGCAATACAATTCGGACGCCGGCGCGCAAATTCGGCGCATCCGCGCGGCGCCGGATCTGTCGAACGGCGGCAAGTACGTCAAGTACGCCGAATTTCGGTTGCTGTGCGATGTGGGCGTGGGCCGGGCGGTGGGGAGTTAATGCCGACTCTTCAATACCGCGGCGTCATCGCGTTGACGTTTAGCCGCTTCGCGCCGATCACGCTCTCGGGTACGTGGGTGGGTGATCCCTCGGGCGTCGGCGCGCTCTCGCAATCGTATGACCTCATTACTCAAGCGCTCTCCTTTGGCGGCGCGGCCGGCTACGTGGCGCCGTGGTCCTTCTTCATGCTGCTCAATGGGAAGTACAACTTCGTCACCATCTCGAATTCTCAGTCGGGCGGCAACACCGCGGGCAACGCGCTCACAGGTTTGCTCATCGCCGGGCACCTGATAACGGGCGGCATTACATCGGCCGGGCTCGTCGTTGTGAACGATACGCTGCTCCCGGCGACGCTCACGAATGCGACGATCGCGCTCAATAACCTACCGATGACGACGGGCTGCGGGACGATCACGGGCGTTGTTGACACCGGCTATCCTATGCCGGTTACACTCGGGCCCGGCGATCAGTCGTACGGCCTCCCTTTTCAGAATTTCACGGACGGCTACAATCGGCTCGCGCTCTACACGCCGGGCGGCGTCGCGCATGCGCCGGCGCTTTTCGGCGCGCTCTACGACAGGCAGATGTTCAACGCTTGCGACGTGATCAACGGCATCAATTACACGTACTGCAGCCAGATCGGCTCGAACAATTTGCAGGTTTGGCGCTTCAATCCGGCGAGTGGCACGATTACGTTTTCCACCTATAACGAAGCTATCCTCGTTTCCGCGCCGGGCACGGGTATCAGCGAGTTTGACAAGCCGACACCGTACGGCTTTCAATTTAGGGACGCAACGCTCGGGCTCTGCCTGTGCGATATGTCGATGCAGAACTACTGGCAGCTGCAAGTGAGCTCGCCCGTGTCGTACCTCGATCAAATGACTTTCGACGCGGGCGGGATTGCCTACGCTTTCGGCAACGATGGCAATGCTTATTGGTCCGGCGTGCCCTACTTGAGCGCGATCGTCGGCGCGGGCGGAATTCCGGCAGGCGGCGCGCCGGTCACGGGCACGGGCGTTACTCCGCAAATGATCTTGCAAGTGTCGAACGACGGCGGGCGTTCCTGGGGAAATGAACGCACCGCGTCCCTCGGCGCCCTCGGCGCGACGCATACGCTGGTCCGCTGGCGGCGCCTGGGGCGCTCGCGCAATCGCTGCTTTCGGACGATCTGTACTGAGAACGTGAACGTCGCGCTGGTCGCGGCCGATCTGGATAGCTCGCGCTAAATGGCTTCCGCGCTCGGCAAACCGGCCTATTCGGCGCCGCTGGTCCTACCGTCCGGCGTGGTGTCTCCCACGTGGCTGCGCTGGTTCAACGAACTGTTTGCGGCCGGGCAAGCGTTGCAGGCGGCGCAAAGCGCGCTCGCGTCACTCCAAGCAACGCTCGCGACGGATACCGCGAACATCAAAGCGTTACAAACGGCGATGCTGGCGGCGCAAAGCGCGATCGCGGCCTCGGCCGCGGCGCTGGCGCTCGTGCAAACGACTCTCACCTCGTTAGGCAACACGGTCGCGCAACACACCCAACAAATCGCGGCGTTAAGCGCGGGCGTCGCGGCGCTGCCCTCCGCGCTTTATTTCAACGTGAAAGATTATGCGGCGACGGGCAACGGCGCGGCCGATGATAGCGCGGCGATTCTCGCGGCCGTCAACGCGGCGAATGCGGCGGGCGGCGGCTGCGTTTTCTTTCCGGCCGGCACTTACTCAACAGGCACCATTCCGCTGTATAGCTTCGTGAGCTTCGAGGGCGCCGCGGAAGAGTCGAGCATTCTGAAGCTCAAACCGGGCACGAATGCGGATCTCTTTCAAGGCACCATCGCCGGCTATACCAACGGGGTGAACGGGTACACCGGCACAACCGCGCTGGTGAACCTGGCGGCGCCGGCCGGCACGGGCTCAAACACCGGGATAACGGGCTTTGCGATTCGCAACCTCACGCTCGATGGCAACGTGTCAAATCAAACCGGGTACGGCGCCGGCCTGCGGCTCTATGGCTACGGTTATCGGCTCGCGAACCTCTACATCCGCAACTTCTACGGCGACGGCATCTATGCCGACTGGAACCCCAACACTTCTTCGTTTTCGCTCTCGCCAAATCAGCTCGAGTCGCAATGGCTCAACCTGAAAATTCACGATATCGGCTACTCGCTGGCAAGTTCCGTGTCGATGGGTATTCGATTGGCGGGCGGCACAGATAACCAACTGTCCAACATCATCATTTACAAAACCGGGTCGCACGGCATGCAAATCGGCCCGAATGCTCAAGCGGCGCAATGCACCTCGCTGCATGTGTGGGGCGTCGCGAACGGAAACAACGCGGCCGGCATCTTGTGCGAAGCAAACGGCTGTATGTTCGTGAATTGTGAAGTCGAGGGCTCGGACGTCTGCGAAGTCGCGCTGATTTGCGCGCAAGTCAACTGGTACGGGGGCAAGGTGTTCGGCGGTGGCACGCCGGGCACGGCCTACACGGGCTTTCAACTGGGTCAGCTCGCCGGCGATTTGCCGTTTGTCGGCTCGGCCAATCAAACGACGCCGGGCTCGCTCGCAAATCCCCCCACGGCTGCGGCCGGCACCATCTACACGTGTTCGGCTTCGATCATCGAAACCTACCTCGAGAACACTTACGGCGGCGCGCTGAATCCGCGCTCGGAAAACTCGAACATCATCAACGTGGTGTGCAACCAAACCGGGACCACGGCGATGCGCGTGTCGCCGGTCTCGGCCGCAACGCTCAACACCAACGACGCCTTTTCTGTGCGCGTCAAAGGCATCACGAGCGATGGCAGTTTCGGCACCGCGGGCGGCTTCCAGACAGGCAATTCGGGGAACCCCGCGTTCGCAATCTATGATGCGTCGGGGCACGCGCTCTTTCTCATCAATGGCGCCGGCCGGCCGTTCGGCGCGGGGCTCTTTACCGTGCCTGGAAGCGACATAAACGGCTATGTCGACTGGTTTTTCGCGACGAAAACCTATCAAATCACGCATACGGGGTTCTTTCAGTCGCTCGCCTCGGGCTTTGCGGTCGGCTCGAACGTGGCGGCGACGGTCGCAACCGCCAGTATTCCGGCGCCCTGGCAGCTCGGCGCCGGCGCAACGGTGGTCGTCTACAATTCGGCCGCGGCGCCTCCCTACTCGCCGAACCCGCAAACGCCGTACTCGTACGGCAAGGTGCGCGTCAACGCGGCCTCGGCCGTCACGGGCCTCATTCTGCAAGCGGGCTCGATCGACGGCACGGAAGTCACGCTGTGCAACGAATCGGCCTACCCGCTGACGTTCGCGGCGACGGGCTCGAACGTCGCGCTCGCCTCCTGGCAAATTCCCGCGGGCTCGGCGCGTAAGGTCATGTGGAACGGCTACACCGCGCTGTGGTATCCCGAAGCGGCGCTCGCGACGACGGGCGGCGGCTACACCGTGCAACCGCAACGCACCATTACCGCGAGTACGACGGCGCTGGCGACGGATGCAATGCTCTTTGCAAATGCGGCCTCCGGCGCGATCACGGTCACGCTCCCGGCGACTCCCTCGACCAATCAAATTGTGGAAGTCAAGAAAATCGACTCAAGCGCGAACGCGGTCACGCTGACGCCGGCGACGGGCACGCTTGACGGCGCGGCGAGCGTGTCGTGGTCTCTCTCGCTGCTGGCGCTCGAAGTGCAATTCGACGGCGCGAACTGGTGGATTATATGAGTTTTATTCCGAACGCGGCGCAAATCGATAAGGCGACTTTCACCGAAGGCGTCACTCCCGTTACACCGATCGGCGGCGAGTGGAATGATACCAGCGCGACTCTCACGACGGGGCAGGTCGCCGGCCTCCGCATCACGGAGAAACGCGCCGCTCACGTCAACCTACGCACGGAAGCGGGCGTCGAACTGGGCGGGTCGACGCCTCTGGCGGTTTCCGGTACGGTCGCGGTCTCCACTCTGCCAGCACTGGCGGCCGGCGCGAACGCGATCGGCACGGTAACGGTCGCCAATCAACCGGCGCTCGTCGCGGGCTCGGCGGCGATCGGCTCGGTGAGTGTCTCGAATCTGCCGGCGACGCAACCCGTATCGGGTACGGTCGCCGTCTCGAGTCTGCCGGCGCTGGTAGCGGGCTCCGCGGCGATCGGCTCGGTGAGTGTCTCGGCATTGCCGGCACTGCCGGCCGGCGCGAACGCCATCGGCACGGTGTCCGATTCGACGCTGGCCGCAATCATCACAAGCGGGAAAGCGGCGGTGACGGATGCGGCGGCAGAGGCTTCGCTCGCCTCGCTCGCGGCGCTCATTGTGTCCGGCAAGCTCACGGTCTCGGATAGCGCGCTCGACGCGCTCATTGCCTCGGGCGCGCTCGCCGTCAAGGACGCTACGCTCGACGCGCTCATCTCGGGCGGCAAGCTGGCGGTCTCGGACGCGCTGCTCGAAGCGGTCATCTCGGGCGGCAATGTGAAAGTCGCGCCGCAAACTTCCAATCTGGTCACGGGCTCGGGCGGTACGCTTTATCCGCAACTCATCGGCAACTTAATGATTGTGTCGGCAAGCTACACCACCACCACGAAGATCCTGACCGCGACGGTCGGCTATTACGTCACGGCGTACGTTTTCACAATCAACCCGGCCGCGACGCAAGCCTCGGGCGCGCCGATCGCCGTGGGCCTGTACGACGTGTCCGGGGGCACCACAACTTATCTGGCCTACTATCTCGTCAATGTTCCGGCCACGGTCGCGTCGCCTCTGCCGACGTATCCGACTTTCACCGCGCCGGCCGGCTTCTTCTGGAACAACAAAGTATCGGGCTCGGCTCTCTGGATGGTTGTGTCGTCTCCACTCACGGCGGGCGCGGCGGGCCTGATGCTGAATTACGGGCTCTGTTCTTTCGTCGGTTGATTTCTATGTCTACTCGCATTCAGCAAACCCAGCTCCTCACGAGCGCACTGTTTTTGCAACAACTGCAAGGCTCGCTCTACGCCGCGGCAATTCCCGTGTTTACTGAAGGCGCCGGCGTCACCAATCACGCGAATCGGCTAGCGTTCGCGCGCGGCATTGTGGCGAGTGGCGCGCAACAAGCGGCTTTCTTTGCGCCGGCTGTCTTGAGTCAAGCGGGCGTCTTGTCGGATCTGACGGCCAACGTCGTCGGGGCAAGTGGAACGGTGATTCAAGACGCTAACTGCGACGCGGCGGTCGGCGCGCTCTTCAACGTTTACGCGACTTGGTACGCGGCCGGCATCTCGACGTTTACGACACTGCCACTACTCGGAACGTGATTCGGTTAGAGCGGACGCTCGACCTCGAGCTCGTGCGGCAAATCATGACGCATGCGGCGCTCTATCCGTTTCTGGCAGACGATTTTTACCCGGCCTCAGAAGACTTTCGGCCGAATGCAACCGCCTCGATCTGGTACTTGCTGGTCTTCGATGGCGACGAGCTCCTCGGGCTCTTTATGAGTCATCCGATTAACGCGCTGGCCTGGGAAGTCCACGTCGCGCTCTATCCGGTCGCCTGGGGGCGCCGGGCGAGGGCGGCCGGTAAAGCCTTTCTGTGCTGGCTCTGGCAGATGACGCCGGCGCGCGTCGTCGTCGGCTTCGTGCCGACGTCGAATCCGCTAGCGGTCGCCTATGCCAAAGGGCTCGGCCTGCGGGAAGTGGGGCGCGTCCCGCTCTGCTATCAGCGTCAGTTTCAGCTCTTCGACATTGTCATTCTGTGCCGTGAACGGCCGGCAATTTCTTAAAGGAAAACATCAAACATGGCAGCACTGGCAGGCTTAGGCCTATCGACGGTCGGCTCACTCGTCGGCGCCGGCAAACAGGCGGGCGCGGCGAAGTCCGCGGCGGCGACGCAAGCGAACGCGGCGACGCTCAACGCGGCGACGGAAGCGGCGGCGACCAATAAGGCCAACACCAACACCGCGCAGAATCTCGCCACGACACAAGCGGCCGAACAACCCTATCAAGCGGCCGGCGCGACGGCGCTTTCGCAGCTCTCGGCCGGCACGGCGAACGGCGGCGTCTTCAATTCGACCCCGACGTCCGCGCAAGTCATGGCGCAAGATCCCGGCTATAACTTCACACTCGACCAGGGGCAACAATCGCTCGAGCGCGCGGAAGCGGCAGGCGGCAGCGTCGGAAGCGGCGGCGCGCTCAAAGCGGGCGCGCAATATGCGAGCAACCTGGCGACGCAATCGTACGGAACGGCGCTCAACAATTTCATGGCGACGCGGCAGGCGAATTACTCGAATCTCACGGGGATAGCCAACTACGGGCAGAGCGCTAACCAAACGATGGCGAACGCCGGCACGGCCGAATCGGCCAACATTGCGGGTACGACCTTACAAGGGACGGCGGCGCAAACCGGCGACTTGCAACAAGCGGCGAATGCCACATCGGCGGGCACGATCGGGCAGGCGAACGCCTGGAACTCGGCGCTCTCCGGCATCGGCACGGCCGGGCAAGGCTACCTCGCCTCCCAGGGGCTCTCGAATCCCTTCAACTCGGGGCAGAGCTCGAGCGGCTATCAGGACGACGCCAACACGGGCGCCGCGAATTTCGGTTAGAAGAAGGAACTCAAACTCATGTCTTCAATGGCTGATCCTAGCGTCATCCTGGCGGCGCAACCTCCTCAGATCCAAAGTTTTCAACAGGCACAAAACCTCGCCAATATCGGCAAATTGCAGCAAGGGGAACTGGCGGCGCAACCTGTGCAGCTGCAGGCGGCGCAGCTACAGAACCAACAAACGCAACAAAACCTCGACTCGACGAAGGCGCTCAATGACGCCTGGGCTTCTTCGATGACGCCGGGCGCACCAGCCGGCGCCGATGGTACGCCGGCGACGCCTCCCGGCATCGATTACGACAAGATGCAGAACGCGCTGATTGTCGGCGGGCATGGCGCGCTCGCGCCGTCCATTATGAAAGCGCACACCGAAGCGCAGACGGCGCAAACCGCGCTACTTGACCAGAAGGCCAAACTGTCTACGCTACAGGACGATTCAAATGGCGCCATCGGCAACGTCGTCAAGAAGGCCGAATATGATCCGCGCGTCTTCATCCAGCAAACCAGTGCGGGGCTAACGAATAACTCGATTGATCCAACGCTCGGCGTCCCGGCTCTCAAGCAAGTGCAAGCGGCGCTGGCGCAAGATCCTACGGGCGCGTCGGCGGTGCCGATCGTGAGAAGCATCGTAGACGCGGCGATTGCGAAGAGTCCCGAACAACAGAAGCAAATCGCGGCGGCGAACGAAGCGCAAGCCAAACTCACGGCGTCGCAAACCGGCGAGACGAAAGAAAACGCCGAATTGCCCGGCCAACAAGCGACGAGCGCGCAACAAGTGCGCGCGAACGCCGCGGCGCAACTCGGCGCCACGAAGACGCCGGACGAATACGCGGCGGTGCTCGGCCAACTACCCTATTCGGTCGCGCAACAATTCGCCGGCCTGACGCCGGCGCAAGCGCTCGCCAGAGGTCTCAATCCCGAACAAGCCACGACGGCGACACAAGCGGCGGCGAACGCAACGGAAACGCAGAAGCGCGACTTGCAAACGGCCGCAAACGAAAACGCGAATTTAGGCGTCGCGCGCGGGCGCCTGGCGGTTGAACAAAGTAACGCGCAAGTGACACGCGCCGCGGCTGATCCCTGGGGCGTGCTCGGCTTAAATAAGAACGCGCCGGGCGCGGCATCGGGCGCGCCTGTGCTGCATGGTGATGCGTTCCTCGCGACGATTCCGCCGCAAATGGCGGCGACGGTCAAAGCCGTAGCAGAAGGGCGCCAAACGGATCTGCCGCGGGGCGGTAAAGAGCTCGATCAACTCATGGGCGCGGTGAATACGTATGATCCGACTTACTCGAAGCAACGCGCGCAGCTGCGGTCGGCCGATACCACCGGCAAGCAAGGACAAAACATCGATAATCTGAACGTCGCCGTCGTCCATCTCGACCAGTACCACGAGGTTATGAAGGCGATGAATAACGGCACTTTTCAACCGGGTAATCAGCTTTACAATTGGGCGGCGGCGAAGTTCGGCGCGGCCAACGTCACAAACCCGGATTTCGTTCGCCAGTCGCTGGCGGGCGAAGCGGCAAGCGCGCTGAAGGGCAACGCGACGGATCCCGAAATCGCCGGCGTGATGAATACGTTAGGCAAGAATCAAAGCCCGGCGCAACAAGAAGGAACCGCGCTCGAGGGTCTGAAGATTCTCGGGGCGAAGCTCAACCGTTACGACGAGCGCTATCACGAGCTCGCACAAGATGATCCCTGGTCGCCGATCGGCAAGACGGCGCAAGCGGTTTTCGATCGCTACGGGATAACGCCACTGGCACGAACGGCCGGTACACCGGCGCCTGCAGCGGGCGGCGGTACCCCGGCTCGTTTGGCGGCTCCCGCGGCGCCGGCTGTGACGCGCGGCCAAGTGGTGAAGCTGAAAAACGGCTCGAGCGTCGTTGTGACAGCGGTACATCCAGACGGCACTTTCGACGCGAAATAAAGGTCTCCTATGGCTTCTGGTCAATACTCACTGAGCGATCTGCAAACAGCGGCGCCTCCCGTCGCGCCGGCGACTAGCGCGGGGCGGGGGCGGTTCTCGGCGGCGGATCTCGCGACGCCTCCCGCGGCGGCGCCGGCTCCTTCGGTGGGCGGCTTTCTCGGCAACCTGGCGCACTCTACCGGCAATTTCGTCGGTAATTTCGTGCATGCGGTCGGGCATCCGGTCGACACGCTCAACGCGATGGGTGACACGATCGAAGGCGCGGGCAATGAATACGTGCCGGGCTACACGGCCCTAAAAACGGCGACGGGCGCGACGCCGGAAACCCTGGCACGTCAGAACGCAACCGTCGACGCTTTCAAGAGCAATTTGAAATCGCGTTACGGCTCGCTCGACAATTTCGGCCACACCCTCTATACGGATCCAGTCGGCACGCTGGCCGATCTCTCGGCGGTCGCGGGCGGCGTCTCGGGCGTGGCGCGCGGCGTCGGCACGGTAGCGGAAATGGCCGACGCGGCGAACGTCGCGGGCGGCGCGGCGCGCGTGGCGAAGGTCGCCAACACGGTCGCGGATGCAACCAACCCGGTTGCGGTCGCCGGCAAAGTGGTCGGGCCCGTCGTCGATGCGGCGAAAACCGGGGCGGGCAATCTGATGCGCTCGGGCGTCGAGAAACTCACGCAGGGTACGCTCGACCCGGCCGAAGCGGCGGCGGTCCAATACGGTCACGAGCAAGGCGTACAAATACCGCGCTCGGTTGAAACCGGCTCAAAGGTTGCGGCGAACGCCGAAAACATCCTCCAGAATATGCCGGGCTCGGCCGGCATTGCGAAAACCGCGAAAGCGGCCACGCAAAGCACGCTCGAAGCGGCCGGCGCCAACACGGTCGATCAGCTCGGCGCGGCGCCGGGCACGAATGCGCCGATTCCCTCGCCCGTCGACGCCGGCGAAGCGATTCACGCGGCTCTCGATCAAAACATCGCGCAACATCACGCTGCGGCCGGCGAATCCTACGATTTACTGCGCTCGATCGAGTCACAACCGGAACACCTGCAGACCGTGCAAACCGGAACAAAGCGCGTCGACTCGGGCCTCGTCGATGATAACGGCTCGCCGATCTTCAAGACGGCGCCGGTCCTGGAAGATATCCAACTGCCGGTCGACTTGCGGCCGGTCAAAGCGGCGCTACAGCCGATCTACGATCGCATGATGCGGCAAATGCCGGTCGCGCAACAGCAGGCCTCGGCCGGGCTGAAGGCGCTCGACAATATCATTAACGGGCGCGACTACGAATCGGCCTCCATTACCGATGAAAACCTGGGCGCGATCAAGCAGGTTGCTCGGGATACCACGTCGCCGATCGGTCAGGGGCTGGCGAAAGCGGCGGTGAAGCAGCTCGATCAAGCGGTGCGCTCAACAGTCGCGCGCGCCGGGCCGGATGCAACGGCCGCGCTCGAGCAAGGGCGCGCCTCGACCATTGCTAAGTACGGCGCGCAAGACGTCAAGGATTCACTTCCCACGGAACCGGCGCAAGTCGTGGCAAAGCTCACGGCGCCGGGCGATCGCTCCATCAATTTGCTGCGCTCGGTCGCAGAACAGGCACCGGAGCAAGTGCCGGCGCTGCGGCAATCCCTCGTTCAAGGCCTGCTCGACCAAACCACGGCCGACGCGGGCATGGCGCGCACGCAAGGACCGCTGGCGGCGTGGAACAAGCTGGGGCCCGAAACTAAATCTGTCCTGTTCGACAATCCGCAGCAAGCGCAAGGCGTCACGAATTATTTAACGCTGGCGAAGAAAATCGGCGAAAACCCGAATCCTAGTGGAAGCGCGCAAGTGCTGTCCTTCGTCAAGGGCGTGGGCCTGGTCGTGACTGCGCCGCATGTGGGTATCCCGATGCTGCTAGGCTCCCGCGCGTTGACGAAAATGCTTTTCAATCCGCGCAACGCGGAAGCGCTGACGCTCGGCCTGAAGACGCCGGCCGCGAGTGGCGCCGCGGGCGCGGCGCTCGGCGATCAAATCATCAAAGCGGCGGGCTCGGACGTACGGCCTATTCCGTCGCAATCGACGCCGGGCACTAGCGCGCCGGCCGAATCCGTGCCAGCTATAAGGGGAGTAGTAAGCAATGGAACAAGCACCAACGCCGGAACAGCCACCAACGCCGGACCAGCTCAAGAAGGGCAAGCAATTCGAGCAACGGCTCAACCAAGTACGGGCGCTGCGAGCGGCCAAACAAGCCAAAGTGCGGCCGGTCCCGGCAGTTCATTCGCCGAAGGCGGCGCCGATCCCCGACTCGGAATCCGAACCGTTATCAAAGTCCCTGGCAAACCTGGGCCGGGCTATCCCGCGCAATACAAACTCGCAGAGTTAGACGACGTCAACCCTTCGCACAATGGGCTGACGTTCCAACCGAATCCAAAATACCCAATTATCAACGATCGGAACTACTCCAACCAAGTCAACCAGGGCGAAGTGGTCAAAGCGGCGAGCGCGGCCGAATTTGATCCGCTGCAACACACCTCTAACAACCGCGAAGCGACGAGCGGGCCTCCGGTTGACGACTCGGATGGCAACGTGTTGAGCGGCAATTCCCGCACCATGCAGCAACAGCGCGTCTACGCCGGCAATCCCACGGGCGCCGTGGCGTTGCGCGCGGATCTCAAGGACAAGGCCGCGCTTTATGGCTACGATCCCGCGGAGGTCGACCGCATGGCGAAACCCACACTACGGCGGGTGATTGACGACTCGGTGCTCGACTCGCCCGCGGCCAAACAAGACGCAATCTCTGATTTCAATAAGTCGAACACGAAAGCGCTGACGCCGGCCGAACGCACGATGTCCGACGCGCGCCGCGTCTCGCCTGGGACGCTCGAGGACGTCGCGGCGCGGCTCGACGCCAAAGGGCCGGATGCGACGGTCGCGCAAGTGCTCGACGGTAAATCGGGGCTCGAGATACTCGACAAGCTGGGCGCCGATGGCGTGATCACTCCGCAAGAGCGCGCCGCTTTCGCGGATCCTGACGGACTGACGGCGGCCGGCCGCGATCGCATCCAAAAATTGATGATTGGGCGATTCTTCAGTGATCCCGCGCAACTTGACGCGATTCCTGATTTGATCCGCGGCAAAGTCGAACGCCTGGCGGCGCCGCTGGCGCAAGTCGAGAGTAAACCCGGCTGGAGTCTCACGCCGGACGTACAAGCGGCGCTTGATCTCGTCCACCGGGCGAAGGTCGCGAGGACTCCAAACCTCGACGATTTCATTCGGCAAGACGGCTTATTCGGAACACAGAAGTACTCGCCGCAAGCGGTCACACTGGCGAAAGCGCTCCAGGGCGCCTCCTCGCCGGACGTCCTGGCCGCGGCGCGGCAATACTCGCAAGATGCGGCGTACGCGGATAAAGGCCCGTCGTTGATGGGCAACACGCCGACGCCGGCCGAATCCTTCGCCGACTCGTTCGGCGCGATCAAATCGCGCGCGGAAGTGAAGGCGGCGGCGAAGCCTGCGGCGCCGGCAATCGAAGCAGCCGAATTAAAACCACTGAGCAAGATCGGCAAGAAAAAGAAATCCTAGTCGGCCGGGTAAAGCTCGCGGTTAGCCGTGTGTTTTTCCATCGAAGACACCGCAACAGTACAAGAAAACGGCGAGTTGAAGAAGTTCGAACCATTGCCAGAAGCTCATAAGTACTAAGCGTATCGGCGCCGCGGCCGGGCTCGCTAGACGCCCGCGCCGGACTAAGCCGTACTGCGCCTAAGCGCTCCCTCGCTCCGTGACGTTCGTTTCCGAACGCCTCCACCCCAAAGGAAAAACAAATGAATACGTCTCTCTGTCCCGTGCCGCGGCTGCAGTTCAGCGACTTGAACGGCGTGCCGCTGGCGGGCGGCTTCGTGTATACCTACGCGGCCGGCACGTCGACGCCGCAAGCCACGTACCAAGACTCGGCCGGCGCGACGCCTAACACCAATCCGATCGTTCTGGATTCGACGGGCTCGGCGCTGATCTGGCTCGCGGCGCTGAACTACAAAATTCAGCTGACGGATCTCAACGGCGTGGTGCAATGGACGGTCGACCAGGTCTCGAGCGTGTCGCAAACTGAGCTGCAGGGCTCGGGCTCGTTCTCCTCGCTGGCGGTCACGGGATCGGCGACGATCGGCGGTACGCTCGTCGTGACGGGCGCTGTCACGGCGCCGACGTTGACGGTCACGGGCTCGGCGAGTGTCAACGGAGCGCTGGCGGCGAATTCGTCGACGATCGCGGGGAATGCTTCCGTCGCCGGTACTTCCTCCGTGGGCGTCTCGGCGGTCTCGGGCAATGAGACGGTCGGCGGTACGCTCGTCGTCACGGGCATGGGCACGTTCGGCGACCTCACCGTCAACGGCGTGGAAATCGATGCGCTGATTACGTCCCTGATCCCGGTCGTAACAGCGGTCGCCGGCACGCTCATCATTACGAACGTCGCGACGGTCGGGAATTGGGTGATTTTCACGTTTGGCGCCACGGCCGGCACGCGCGTACGGATCGCACTGGGGGCGGGCGGGGGATTGGCTACGGGCGCGTCCATTCCGATTCCGTCTGGTTTCTCGACGAGCGGCCTGATCGCGGGCGCGTCGGTCGATAGCGTCACGGCGACGAGTGGTAATCAGCTCTCGCACTTCAATGTTTCGGTCGCGGCGGGCGTCGTCACGGTCGCGGCCGGCGATGCGTCGGGGCACGTCTTCACGCCTACGGCGGCGTGGTGGGGCTTCTGCGTGCTGCAGGGCTACTAGTTCACCTACGATCAACAGTTAACCTACGATTCTCGGCGCCGCTGGAAGGAACACGGGCGCGTCGTCGGCGACGGGCTCGATGTGCGCCTCTTCGTCCGCATACTGGGCGCGCTGCTGCGTGAGCCACATTTGCGCCTGGCGTTCGCCGGCCGTGCCGTAGTCCTCGCCTTCACACCACAATCGATAAGTCATAAATCCAGCGGCGGCTCGTCGTCGCTACACACCAGGTCGGCGAAATGCGCGTACAGCGCGCGCATGCGGCAATCGAGGGCGTGTTCGGTATTGGCTCCCATCAGATGACACTGACAGAAGCGGCACAGCGTCGGCGCGCTCGGCTCTTCCTGTTCGCGGGTAGACATAGGATTGTTTATCGGCCACTCTGAAAGATCCCGGCTGGTTTGGCGCGGGCTTCAGCGTGCGCACTAGAAATTATGTCAACCTTGCGCGGGCGCTTCCCTTCCCTCCCTGGCAAGCAAATCATCCGGCGATCGCCCGTTGGACTTGCGCGACGGCGCGCGCGTGCGCGGCTTCCGCTTCGCCATACGTCGACGTGCGCTCTTGCGCGACGATTTGCTGATCCGGTGAAAAGGCGATCGTTTCGAAGAGTAGCGGCGGCAGTTCCGGCCGAAAGATCCGCGCGATATTCATGTCGACGCCGATGAATACGGTTGAAATCCAGTAACCGGCGAAGTTTTCCTGCTTGACGTAGCGCTCGGCTCGGTGCGCGAGTCGCCATTGCGTCCACTCTTCGAAATTGCGCGCTTTCACGGCCACGCGGTCGATAAGCATATAGAAATCCTCGTCGGTGATCTTGTGCCGCGGCGCTTCTTCGTCGCTCATCGCATCACCTCGAGCTCATCCCTTAAACGCCTCCAAGCTCTTGCGCGCAATTCTCCACCCTCCTGATTTGCGCGCTTTCACCTTCCCGCTACGGATCAGCTGCAGTAAATCCGCGCGGGCGAAACCATACTCGCACGCCTCGGTAATCGTCAGCCAGAGCTTCTGCGTGACGGGTACGGCCGCGGGCGGCGGCGGCGCGATCGCCCGGGTGAGCGATTGCTGCCATGTCTCGAGCAACTGATTGAAGAGCGCGACGGTCTTATCCGGCACGATCGGCACTAAGGCGGGGCGCGGCGGCGCGGCTTTACGCGGAGTTTCCGCGTCATTCCGCGTTTTCTCGATCGCGGGGCGTCCTTCACGCTGCAGGCGGCGCACATCGCCCGCGTCGTACATCCGTTCCGGCCGCTTCCCTTCGCGCGTCTGCCGCTTGAATTTCAAGAAACCGTGCTGCGTCCATTCCTGCAAAGTGCGCTGCTTAATGCCGAGAGCGCGCATGGTCTCCTCGGCGTCCATCCACTCGCTTGACAGCAAAGTGGGTTTCAATTCTGGCATTCTGCCTCTCCTCCAAAACTTAGTACTTCACTGCAGCGTCACGAGCGGGCCGGGCTCGGGCTCTTCGGGCGGCGGGTCGTTCTCCGCGTTGTAGCCGAGTTCGGCGCATTCGGCATGGGCGACGAAACCGTGCGAGCGTAACACCTCAATCAAGGCGTCGGCGGTCTCGCGGGCGATCTGCGCGGATCGCGTGTCGCGGTCGTTCTGGGGATGGCGCAAGGCGAGCTGTAGATTTCCGCACACGTACATGATCGCCATTAGGTCCCATCTCATCGGGAATTCAAAGAGCGGGTTTCCCTTCTCGGCGCGCTCACGGTCCATTCGTTGCATTAACTCTTCCATTGCTTCTCGCGTCATAGCGTCACCTCGTTACACTTCGCACACCACCAACGGCCGCGGCCGATCGATTGCAGCGCCTGGCCGCTGAAGCAGCGCCGGCACGGCTGTAAATCGTGCTCGAGGGCGGCGAGCTCGCGCTGCTCGAGCTGGCTCCGGAGCTCGGCGTATTGTTCGCAGTGTCCGCGGAAGCTCTGCAGGCTCCAATCTTTCCAAGTCGGCCGAAACATGATCCAGCAATGGACTGCCTCATCGGGAATTTCGAAGTTGCCGGCGATCGCAAGCAACGTTTCGGCCGATTCCCGGAGCGCGACGTCGTCGGCAAGGGCGGCGTTTGGAAGCGTCCGCAACGCGCTCACGATCAGGTCGACGGCTCCCTCGCGTAAGGTCATGCGGCGCTCTCGGGCGGCTTGCGCGGCGGGGCGCCGGCTCGCAGTCGCTGCAGCTCCTCGAGCAACGCCTGGGCGACGGCAACGTGTTCGTAATTAGTGACGCGCACGCGGGCTAGAATACCCGATTCGCGCGTGCTCAAGTCGCGCCAGTTGATCCAAACGAAACGGACCCCATGGGTACTCTCTTCGTGGGTCCACAACGCAAAGGCGAGCGGGCTGGCGGGCTGGCGCTGCTGCCAGATGCGGCGCAACGTGTCGACGGCTTCGGCCGCGGCGCTCGGCGGGCGTTTGTGGATCCGAACGAGTTGGGCCGTCCTCATAGGCTCTTCACCTGGGCAAATTGCGACGTGTACTGGCGCGTATCGGTGCTTTCGGCGCGGCCGGGCGGCATGCGCTGCAAATCGTCGACGGCGCCACGCATGGACATGACGATGTAACCGAAGGTCTTGGCGGTCTCGGGGTGTTTGACCCAAGCTCGCAAGGTCGACTCGACTTTGTCGAGCACTCTTTTCACCTGGCCGCGGTCGCCGGCAATGCGCGCAAGCTCCCTGGTCGCGTTTCGCACGGTCGGCTCGTCTGGTTGCAGTTCATACCCGGATTTGGCGACCGTATAGCGGAACTCGTCGGCGAGTTCTTGCTCGAGAGAAGGGTTTGGGTTGGGTTTGGGCTGCGGCGGCTGCTCGTCACAGCTAGCTGTCTTATAGCTAGCTTTTTTAAGAGCTAATGATGCGTCGCCGGAAGTGGGCGGTTTTCCGTCCACAAGTGGCGGGTTTTCCGTCCACTCACTGGGCGGTTTTCCGTCCAGAAGTGGCTGGTTTTCCGTCCACTCACTGGGCGGTTTTCCGTCCAGAAGTGGCTGGTTTTCCGTCCACTCACTGGGCGGTTTTCCGTCCACTGGTGGCGGGTTTTCCGTCCACTTCACGAACGAGTGGAGCTTCGCTGTGTCGAGTCGGCAGAGTAACGGCTTGCCGCGCTGGCCGCTGCCGGGCGCCGGCACGAGCACGCCATAGCGTTCGATCAACTCGTGTTTCTTCTTGCGGACGGTCTCACGGTCCAAGTACGTCAACGCGACACACTCGCGCTCGCTGAGGTCGATAAAACCGTCCGGCGTGCGCGGCGCTTGGGCGTGCGCGGTGAGCACGGCCACAAGTCGCATATCCTCGAAGAATTTCAGCCACGCTTTCGGCAAGCAAAGGAAGTCGCTCACTGGGCGCCTCCTCGACGAGCTTCGCGACGAGTTTGCGCGCGTCGGACAGCTTCTCGTCTGAGCTGTTTCCGGCGCTCTTCGTGGTTCGCGATGGCGCGGCGGGCCTGGCGCGAATTGATAACCGGAAAGGTCTCGCCGGGGTCTGGGCACGAGCGCAAAACGATGTGTACGTTTCGCCCGGTTGAAACATCGAAAACGGTCTTGATGTAGCCGGCCTCATTTAAGCGGCGCACGGCGCGGTGAATGGTTCGCAAGCCTAACTCGAGGATTGCGGCAAGCTTAGGCGCGGCATGGCACCCAGAGGTCAGCGGGGCGGGGTCTTGGATGAGATAGTCGAGTAGTTTTCGCTCGGCTCGACTAAGTACTATTCCTGTGCCTGAAAACGCACGGTACACGGGTCGGCTCCTCTTGTGGTTGGGCCGGAAACCGTTGCATCATGAAGGTAATCGCAGCGGGCATTTTCCGACGCTGCGGTCTCCGGCGTTTCGCAATTCTTCCGCTTTGAGCCGTTCAAACTTTTGCGGGTAAGAGACGGCTCGAGCGGTTTGTTTACGGGGACGCCGAGAGTTCAGCGAAGCCCGCTTGCTTCAATCTCGATAAGATGAAGCTGTCCGGTTAGATACTCCTTTGGTGATACTTGTCAGTCCTGGTTCTATCACGCCTCGACAACAAGACATTATCCCGATAAGCTGTGGACCATGTCCACTCTCCCCGTACCACCCGAACAGACGACGCTGTTCGAAACTGGTGTAGACGTGTCATCCGTCCGTGCCGTGAGGGATCGCTTGTTAAAGTCTGCCCATGCTCACAATACTGTCCGCGCCTATGCGTTCGCCTGGCGCTCTTTTCGCGCCTGGTGTGTCGACGCTGGCCGGGCTTCTCTGCCCGCTTCTCCCGATACCTTAACGCTGTTCGCGGCTTGGTGCGTCGAGCAAGGCTTCCGGCTGCAGACGATTCAATTGCGACTGGCCGCAATCCTGCGCTATCACGTCGAAGCGGGTCTGCCGACGCCGATGGACGACTCGGTGCGCGAATTACTCGCCAGTGCGGCGCGGGAGAAGCGCGAACCAAAGGCCGGTAAGGCGGCGTTAACGCTGCGGCAATTGCGGCGCATGTGTACCTTGCTGCAGAACGATGCGAGCACCATCAGCACGCGCGATTGTGCTTTGCTGCTGCTCGGCTTTGCGGCCGGTTGGCGGCGTTCCTCGCTCGCTTCGCTCGATCTCTCCGATGTGGACTTTCGGCGCCGCGGTATGCTCGTCGTTCTGCGTTCCTCGAAGACCGATCAAGAGGGCCGCGGCTTGCTGGTCGGCATTCCGTACGGCGACTCGGAGCTCACCTGTCCGGTACGTGCGCTCAAGGCCTGGGTGAAGGTGCGCGGCAGTTGGCCGGGTCCGTTGTTTACGCGCGTCTCGCAGATCGGCAACGTCTTGAGCAAAGGGCTGACGGGCGAAACCGTCAATGATCGCGTGAAGCGGGCGTTACTGCGTATCGGCGTCAATCCCGACGCCTACGGGGCGCATTCGCTGCGCGCCGGCTATGCGACAACGGCCGCGGAAGCGGGCGCCTCAGATATCGCCATCATGCAGCGGGCGGGCTGGAAGTCGATGCAAACGGTATTGCGTTACGTGCGGCCGGCGCGAGCGTTTCGGGCGAATCCGATGCGCGGCGTCCTCTAAAAATCTCGTGCCTGCGGCGGGCGGCGAAGCGCGACCGATTCAGGCTGATAGTCCACATCTCCCCTCGTCGGCCGGCTTCGCTTCCGCATTCTCCATGCTACGCGGGCAGTCCTTTTGTGTGGCATCCTGAAAGTACTCCTAGAAGCTTGGAACTGTTTACCTGTGGGCGCGGGCGCCGTTTCCGAATCCGGCGTCCGCGCTTCTTTGTTTTCAGACGCAAAAAAGCCCGGCGTTTGACGGCCGGGCTCTTTCGTCAACGGCGACGCTTACGGCATGGGCAAGCGAACCGTTAACACTCAGGTCTATCGATCGGTTTCAATCCACACAGCGCACGCCGGAAAACTGCCCGGTTACTTCGGCTCCTTGGATCTGCTTCAATGAGGCCGGCGCACTGCGGATTCTTAGGTTAGCAGAGCGCTACGCAATTCAGCGCGCCGTCTCGAGCTCCGCGTCGTCGTCGAGCGGGTCGCCGTAATCGTCGCGCTTCGCGCGTTCGGACATGAGCGCGGCGGCTAGGTCGTAGCAGCGCTGCGCGACTACCGCACATTGAATAGGGAACCGAGGCGTCACCAATCGCGCATCTTCGGCCATGAGGGCAAGCACGGCGGGCAACGCGGCGACGACGTAGCGCTCGAGCGTCGCGCGCGCTTCCTCATCGCTGGCGCTGATTACAGGTCTAGTAAAGGGCTTCATCGAGGGCGCTGGCGGTTTCGGGCGGCGGCGCCTTTTTTCGCGGTGCGGATTCGTTGGCGTCGCGGGACTTTCGCGTAAGCGGTGCGCCGTACTTCGGGGTCGGCGCGATGGCAACCGCAAGAGACGTGCCGGCCGTTTTTCAAGCGCGTGTCTCGGGCGATGGTGCGTTGATTGCACGGTTTTCCATCGGGCCGGGGTCGTTTGCAGCGGCACTTCCAAAGGCCGTGCGCTCCTCCTCTCGCGTCCTGTTCCAAGCGTTCCAGATAGAGGACTTCCAAGTATCCGTAGACATGGCCGGTCAGGTCTTCTCGTTGTGGGGGCATGGCAGAATACCGGCCTCATTCTATCTAGCTTTAATGAGGCCGCAATCGGGTTACTAGGTGGTGACTTCACCGCGCAATACGTATTGCTTGCCCCATCCCAAGATCTCGCCCTTTGCGCTGAAGGGAGTGGCCTCTATGTATACATTCGGGTAGTCCGCTGCATTGCTATAGAAGCGCTTGAAACAAGCAACCGCAAACTCATACGTTTCAAACCACTCAGCGTATGTGTTCTCAGTGCGCGCACAGTCCCAAACGAGTTGATAGCGGAGGTGCTCGGAATCGTTGAATTTAGCGTACATTGGTTGTCTCCAGAATGCGCTCAACCAACACGCGCGCCTGTTGGTTTAGATCGCGTTGATACGTGTAGTCATTTGTCCCGTCATCGGGCCTGTAGATCCACCCTTTGAGATTGTTGCCTGGTAGATCAACAGGCCCAACGAAACGCATACTCTTGTCGATTTTCCGCAATCCCCGATTCAGTTCAGAGATTTGCTTGCGCGTCAGTTTTACTTTGATGAGGCAAACGTAGTGCTCGTGCGAACTCGCGCTCATTTTGTTAGCTCCTGATGAGTGAAATTTTGCTTGAGAGTCGGCAACCCCATGCGGCCGGGTCGGCGTCTTCGAGCGCGGCAAGCGCGCGTTTGATCGCGACTTTGTCGGGCGTGGCGGGCGGTACTTTCGGCGTGTTGAAATAGGCGCGCGGAATGAGCGACTCGTCGACAATCTCGAGCGCTTCCGCGGCCGTTTGCAGGCGCATGGCGCAACGCACGCCGTTGACGCTCTTCAATCCGGCCGCGTCCATGCGCCGGATGATCTCGTCTTCTAAGCGCGCAATGCGGGCGCACGTTACGGCTTTCAGGCGCTGAAAGGTTTTGATTTCGGCGGCGTATTCGGCGGTACGCTTTTCGAGCGCCTCGAGCAAGCGGTTAGCCTGCTCGACTTTGTATTTGAGTCGCGATTCGGCGGCGCGCTCGTCGTTCGCGGCGGCTTTGCGCTCGACGATCGACGCGGGGCGCGGGGCGGCGAATAGCGCAAGGTTTGCGTACGCGCTTTTCGGGAGTGCCATCTAGCGACCTTCCTTCGACGCGCTGATTCGCAACGTCAGCGCACAAGCGCGTAAGCTTTCCTCGCTCAAGACAAACGGCCGGCCGCGATGGGCGGCGTACGCTTCCAGGTTCACGACGGCGTCAAAGGCGTCTTTCAGGGAGATGAAGAGCAAGTGCGCGGGGCTGGCGGCTTCCATCGCGATCGGCGGGGTGAAAGCGGCGGCGGGCGCTTTCGTCGTGGGAGCGGGCGCGGCGAAGCTCTGCTGCTCGGGCTGGCGGGCGGCGGCGCCACGCTGGTAGCCGTTGGCGTTCGGCGCCGGCTTGTCGAGATTCTTCGGGTAGCGTGGCGCCTCGTTCTCTTCGTCCCAAGTCGGAAGCGGCGCCTCGGGCTGGAAGTAGGTGGGCGGCGGCGGCGCGGGCTGGCGCTCGCGGGGGGCGTAGACGGGCTGCGGCGCTAACAGGCGCGAGGGCGGCGCGGGCGTCTCGGATCCTCCGGTGACGCGGTGTACGGTGTAGATCTGCCGGCCGTTCGCGACGGTCTTCAGCAGTTCGATGGTTTCCCCGCGCTCGATGCGGGCATTCCGAATCGCGATGTCGCCCTCGGGGGCTAAATAGAGATTCGAAGACTGGCCGTCGATGATCGCGGTATAGCGATACTCAATTCCACCGGGGGCGTAGTCCGATTTGACCTGGGTTCCGCTGTCTTCGAGCGTCGCGACGAGCGCAACGTTTGTCATGGGTTTGCAATTCGGCTTTCGGGCCATGGGGTTAAGCAGCTCCTTGATTGGTTTTGACTGGGTAGACGCTGGCGGCGGCTTTGCGGCTGACGCGGCAAGCGGCGCACACCTCACCGCCGTGAAATGGCTCGACGTGCTCTTCGCAGAAGAGCTCGCCACATCCGACACACTCATGCGTGCAATCGCTACATAGGTATTGATGCGAGCAACCGGGCGCGCTGCATTCGCTCGCCAGGTCGTTCGCGCCGTCCATCGCGCAACCTCCCATCGAGCATTCCGCTTTCGTTTCGTAGGGGCTGTTCGGTCCGGCGTTCATGTATTTAGTATGCGTGCTGGCTTGCATCGAGTCAATGCGCGAAGCCTAAGTTTAGTTTGCTTGCTAGTCGGTACGCATGACGGTATACGTCTTTGCTAACAGGCACGCATGATACTATGTAGGCGCATTGGCGAAGAAGAAATACACCACGATTCAGGAGATGGCGACGGCGGGCGGCAAAGCGCGCGCTAAGTCGATGACGAAAGAGGAGCGCTCGGCAGGCGCCAAGAAAGCGGCCAACGCTCGTTGGGCTGCGCTGAAAGAAAAGAAGGGAAAAGGCGCCAAGTAAGGCGGAAGTTCCTAGCGATTGATGCGTGCTAGCAAGTATAATTAATATATGACAGACGTGCAACTCTATTTCGCGGTCGGGCTTCCCTGCTTCACCATCCTGATGAGTCTCGGCGTGCAATTCGTGGGCTTTCGGGATTTCCGGCTCGAGATGCGCGATCTGCGGCAAGAGCTGCGCGAATTTCGCACTGAAGTGCGTACCGCGCTCGACGTGCTCACCGGCAAGATCGGCGAAATGGACACGCGGCTGGCGGTACTCGAAGACAGGGGCGCGGGTAAATGAAGAGCGCGAACATGAAGGTATGACCGACCCGGAGCGCTTAGACGCCTTGCGCCAGCATCTCGTGGGGCATAGCTACGGCTCCGCGTTTCACGCCGTCACGACGCCGGACGGCTACGCCTCATTGCGCGATTACCTGCTGCGCACGCGCGTCGTCGAGTTTCACCGGCTGCCGCTCTCCGACAGTGAACCCTTCGTGCTCGACTTACACTTCTACGGCGAGTCGTTTGAAGCGGCGGTCGACACACTGCCGGTGCGCTGAGACGCTGAAGGAGTGAAGTCTTCCCTTCTCTTCTTGGCGTGGGCGCTGTGCGCGCGCGGCCAAACGTCGCCGGCTGCCGCGGCGACTTCGATCACGATCGCCGTCAACATTCCGGTCACAACCGGGCCGGCGCAAACCATCCAAGTGTCCATCCCTCTCCAGACTCTCGCGAACGCGCTGGCGCCGCTACTGCCGGCCGCGCTCTCGGTGCCTCCCTTCTCGCTCGGCAATTCGGGCGCGCTGTGGTGGGTCGACCGCAACGGGGTAAACCCTCCGCAAGCGGGCGCCGGGCCTTTCGTACTGGATATTTTGCCGTTAGTGGTGCCGCGGCTCACGGCCGTAAATCAATTCGCGGGGCTGCAGCTGTTTCACGGCGGCGTCGAATTGCAGGACGGCACCATCACGACGGGCTACGCCGATGGCGAGACGCCGGCCGGCCTGGTGGACGGGAAGAACGCGGCGTTTACGCTGGCGCATGCGCCGGTCGCGGCGCCGGCGCTTTTCCTGAATGGGCTGCTGCAGCGCACGCCGGCCGATTACAAGCTGACGGGCGCGGCGCTGGTGTTCGCGGCGGCGCCGGATCCCGCGGCGACGATTACGGTGTTCTATCGCTGGTAGCGCGGCGCGTCTTCACGTGATCGTCACACCATTCAGACCGATGGCGGCGTTCGCGGTTGCGGTTGCTTCCCGAATCAGGCGAATCGCGGCGCTGCGATCGGCGCACGCCGGGCAGGCCTGCAGGATCAGGCGCGCGAAGTCGAGGGCGCCGTGACTCACGGCCTCCATTTTCGCCTGCTGCGTCCCCGAAATGTCGTGAGAGGAGAACACCTCGGCCAAAAGGGCTTCTTGTTCGGTCGGCAACGCCGAGAAGACGAAACCGCGCGGCATGGTCTGCGCGCCGGCCGGGTGCGGGCGTTCCGGTTCGGGCTGCGTTTTCGGGCTGGCGGCGTCGTTGCCACGGTAGCCGAGAGAACCCGCGGCGGCGGCGGGCGGCGTAGTGCGTTTCTGAGTCGTCGAGTCGCTCATGTGGGGAGTGTACCGCCTAAACCCTTTGTTTGTCGTCGGCAGTCCCTCCGGTAGCGCTCGTGCTCGCGCTGGCGGTACGCCTCGACGGCCGCGGCTGTGGCCTCTAAAGGTTTGCCCGTGTGGGGTGAGTCAATCTGTCCTGACGTCATCAGGCGTTGAGCGGTGCGCGTTGACACGCCTAGGACTTGTGCCACTTCTTTCGGGGTCAGAAATTAATAGCCGAAATTGCCACATGCGATTAGGCAGCGTGTTCGCCTCCTATTTTCCCTCTATTTGGAGTAATTCGAGCAACATTACGCGCCATACGCGCCATACGCGCCAAATGTTTTGCCGCGGCCGGCGCCGGGCGCATGCTCAAATTGCGGCGCGAGACACCACTTACTCCCCTTTTCCTTGGCATTCGGTCCTCGGCGCCGCGGCTCTCCCGTGAGTTTCCGCGGGCTGCGGCTCTTATGCCTGCGCTATCTTCTGGCCGCGGCGTGCCTGCTTTCAGCTTTGACGGTCGGCGCCTCCGCAATTATTCGGTGAAAGCCTGCCTGCATCTCGAAGGGCTTTCGCTCGTGACGGTCCGGCGAAATATACACGGGTCTCCTCGCTCGCTGCATTTTCGCGACGCCACGGGCGGAAGTCCGATGCGCGCCACGGCGAAGCTGGGGCAGCGCTACTCGTTTCAGGTGCGCGTCGGCGACGACACGCGCTGCTGGACGCACAAAGAGCTCGATACGGGCCGCGGAATGTTTCAAAGCGTGCTGGTTGGCGCTATTTCACAGGAGTCTTAACCTTTATGGGCTGGATGAGTTTAGTTTTGGCAATGTTGCAGCTGGCGCCGACGCTGCTGGCGGCGATTACGGACGTAGAAACCACGATCAAGGGCGCGCACTTGGGAAAAACCAAGAAAGCGCTCGTGATGGCGGCGGTCTCGACCGCGACGGATCATAAACCGGCGATTCTGCCGGCCGTCTCCGAGTACATCGATACGGCGGTAACGGCATTAAACGCGGCGTCGGTCTTCACGCACGCGCTCACGACGCCGGCGACTCCCGCGTCCTAAGTGTTCGAAGCGATCAAGCATCCGCGCAAACGCTGCTTTCTCGGCGCGTATAGCCTTACCGGCAACATCAAATTCGCGGCCGGCTGCGCGGGCGTGCGCCGCGAGCTGCACTATGATTGGCGCGCCGCGGATCCCGAGTACGCGGCGGCGTTTCTTCGCGCGAAAGAGATGGCCGGCGACGCGCTCGAGGACGAATGCAAGCGGCGCGCGCATAAGGGAACTAAGGAAGTCGTGCTGTACCAGGGGAAGCCGGTCTATCTCGAGAAGGTCTCGGCCGATGGCGTCGTGACGCGCAAGGCGCTCCAGCGCGTGAAGTATTCCGACTCGATGATGATGTTTTTACTCTCGGGCCTGAAGAGCGAGACGTTCCACGAACGCCGCGAAATCGCGCATTCGGCGCCGGAAGCGATCGCCCTGAAAGTCGACGTGACACATAAGGCCGATTTGAGCGGCCTCTCTGAAGATGAGCTCTCTTACCTCGAGCGGCTCGCCGCAAAACTTAATTTCTCTACTTCGTGACGCCGAAGCGGAGCGGCTGCGAAGGACTGGTCGACTCATTGATAGCTACTTTCCCAACACCGGAGAACATCGGCGAGAACGGTACGTCAAACATCTGGACTTTTTCAAGGCCGGCGCGACGCACCGAGAACGCCTGTTTATGGCCGGCAATCGCGTCGGCAAGAGTGACACGGGCTGCTACGAAGACACGCTGCATCTCACCGGCGACTATCCGCACTGGTGGGAAGGCCGGCGCTTTGCGTGTCCGGTAGAGTGCTGGATTGCGGGCGAGACCAATCTCACCGTGCGCGACATTCTCCAGAAGAAGCTGCTCGGCGCCTGGGGCTCATTTGGCACGGGGATGATTCCGCGCGACGCGATCGTGCATTGGACGGCCAAGCGCGGCGTTGCGGATTCGGTGGATACCGTTTTCGTGCGGTCTCTCAATGGTGGGGTCTCGAGCTTATCGTTCAAGAGTTACGCGGAAGGGCGCCAAAACTTTCAGGGCACGGCGAAACACGTCATTCACTTCGACGAAGAGCCCAGTCAAGAAACGTATATCGAGGCTTTGCTGCGCACCATGATCGTGCCCGGCTGTGACACGGGCGGCTTGATGATGGTCACATTTACACCCATAGAAGGTTGGTCGACATTGATAGAAGACTTCCTCGCCGGCGTCGAGTCTCAGAACGCCGCGCCGAGTGAATAGCACGCTGTACGTCGTTACGCCGATCTTCAACCCGGCCGGTTTTCGCGCGCGGGCTCGCCTGTACCATCCCTTCGCGGCGCACATGGCCGCATCCGGCGCTGTGCTCGTCACGGTCGAGGCGGCTTTCGGTGATCACGGCTTCGAGGTAACGGACTCGTTCGATCCGATGCATCTGCAGCTGAGAACCTCGGCCGTCCTGTGGCATAAAGAGCGCATGATTAACCTCGGTATCGCGCATCTGCTGCGCCTGGTCCCGGACGCGCAGTACATTGCCTGGATCGACGCCGATGTGACGTTTTCAAATCCCGATTGGGCGGCGCAAGCGGTCCATCAGCTCATGCACCATGCTGTGATTCAGCCGTACTCGGAAGCGATCAGCCTGGACGCGAAAGAACAGTATTTGTGGAATTGTCCGTCGTCGTTTCGCTCCTACATCGACGGGCGCGGCTACCACCAGACGCCGCCGCTCCCGGCGAGCTACATCTATAAAGGGCATCCGGGGCTCGCCTGGGCCGCAACGCGCTCGGCGCTCGATTCACTCGGCGGGCTGTACGATACCTGCGTTGCCGGCTCGGGCGATACGGTCATGTCGAACTGTCTCAAGGGGCAATGGGATGTGTACCTGCCGGCGCCTCCGTCCGCGGGCATGGCGGCTTCGATGGAACGTTGGGCGGCGCGCTGCGATCGCTCGATCCACGCGAACGTCGGCTACGCGAACGGTTCACTCTTGCACCATTGGCACGGTCGCAGCGAAGCGCGCGGCTACGAGAAGCGCTGGTCGATTCTTTCGTATCATCAATTCGATCCGGTGCATGATCTCGTCATCGACTCGCAAGGGATGTACGCCTGGGCCGGCAACAAACCGCGCCTCGAAGACGATATCCGGTTAAGTCTCACGTCGCGCAACGAGGATGAGTTTTAATGGGGCGATGCACTGGTCCTGGACTACCTTCTTCGCTGAATTGGCGGGCGGGCTGGTCGGCGCGTTCGTCGGCGGTTGCCTGTGGCTCTTTGTCGTGGCGCCGCGGCTTGTCGATCGCCTCATCGCGCAACGGCTCGACTCGGAACACGGCACGCTGCTAAAAAACACGATCGCGGCCGGCGTGGCGGCGGCCGCGTTTGCCGACGAGCTCGAGCGGCGGAATTGAATGCTCTTCTACACCTCGATCCGCGATGATGCAGACGGCCGCTATTTAGGTTGGGTCTTCTACAACGCTCCCACGCCGGACGCGGCGAACGCGCACGCGGCGCACCTCTTCGCGCAAGCGAAGTCGATCGAGGGCGGGGGGCCTCTCGTCCTGGCGCTCGAAATCGATACCGTCGCGGTCGCGCCGGGCTCGATCGGTCTGCCGGCCGATTGCATCGGGCGCTTACTTGGGCGCGCCGATCTCGCCCGCGTCGAAATTCTCGATCAAGAGCGCATGTTCCGAATGGCGCGCCGCGAAAAAACCTCGGATACTGCAAAGAGGCCTAACTAGGTCGATGGAGAGTGGATCCGATGGCAACCAAGACGAAAGCAAAGAGCGGCAAGTCGGCCGTTGTGCCGACGAAAGCAATGAGCTCGACGAGTAAGGCGAAGGGCGGCAAGGCGACGAAAGCGGCGCGCCGGCCGGCCAAGAGCGAAACCTCGTAGCAGCGAAATTCTGAAAAGTTTGGGCGCGGGCGTTGTTCCCACTGATCCGGGAACGGCGCCCTTTTTTTATGGCTAAAAAATCATCTGCGTGGGCGCATAAGAACGTCCCGAAGTTTTCCAAACCTCCGACGCCGGCCGCGTCTACCGTGCTCGATCTGGTGTTGATCTGGCGCGACTCGGCCGACGTGGTGCATACGCCGAGTGGCTACCTGCCGGCGACGTCGTACGAAGCGGTACGCGCCGAAAATCCCGCGCTCGCGCTTCCGCCGCTCTCTGAAATTCCGGTGCATTCGAAAGAATGGGCGCTCGAAGCGTCGGCGCGGATGGCCGCGGAGTGTCCGCGCGTCCAGTGATGGGCCGGGCGCGTCTGCGCGTGCAACAAGCCGCGATGATCGGCCGGCGCGATCGCCGGAAAGAGCTCAAGCGTACGGCCAAAGCGCGCGAACGTGAGCGCGTGGCGTTCGTCGCGATTGATTGGTACTTTTACAAACAACGATTTTCACCCGCGCCGCGCGCCGGCCTGCTGCAAACCAGTTTGAGCGATGCGAGCAATGCGAGTAACTGGGCCGCGCTCACAACGGCAGAAATACGCGCCCTCGACGCCAAAGCGAACGCTTACCTGGTCTCACGCGGGCAAAGCATCACGGCGCGCGACGTCCACAATTACGCAACGGGTTCCTCTTTTTACATGCAACAAGCGACCAACCGATTAAGCGCTCAAGACAAGCGCGAACGCAAAGCCATGATCGACGAATACGGCGACCTCGTGAAACGACTGGCGCCGGTCAAACCCGATATGTCGCGCCTCACGACGTTGACGGCCGCGATTCGCAGCTGGTATGAAGATGCGGACGCGACGGCGAGCGTCTCGGCGTTCGGCGAGCGCTACGTGGTCTCGCTCGGGCCGCGCGGCAATCAAACCAAAATCGAAAACATGCAAGACGTCTTCGCGGCGCTCGGCCGTGAGCGTTTTCTCTCCGTCTGCTCGCTCTCGCTCGCGAACCTGGCGGCGGCGCTCGACAATCCCGATGCGTACACGGTCTCGGAGCAAACCGGGCCGCGGCCGTTGACGGTGCAGGACACGGGCGGCGGCTAAATGCACGGCGCCGACTGGAACGTCCAAACCCTCTACGCCTTTTTCGAAGCGGCGTATCAGGAAATCGGGCGCGACGTCGAATCCCGCTTTGCGGCAAACGAGGTGCTCGCGCAATCACGCCGCAACGCGCTCGAGATTGCGTTGAAAGCGGTGGAAGACCTCGCAAGCCTGGCGCACACCGACATTGAGAAGTCGATTCTCAAGGCAGAACGAGACACGGATCGGCGCTTCGACGCCGCGGCGCTGGCCGCGGAGAAGGCGGTTCAGAAGGCCGAAACCGCGACGGATAAGCGCTTCGAATCGGTGAACGAATTCCGCAAGACTTTGTCGGATCAAACCGCGCTTTTCGTCCCGCGTACGGAAGTCGATAAACGCTTCGACGCGGTCGACGAGTTCCGCTCGCGCTCGACGACGACGATTGCGGCGTTTGTCCCGCGCGGCGAAATTGAAGCGGGGCTGCGCGCGATTAACGACAAGCTGGCGAGCGAAGTCAAGAGCATCAACGAACGCTTAGGCGCGCTCGGGCTGCAGCTCACCGCCGTCGTGGAAACCAAAAACGGCGCGCGGCAGAACTGGGCCATGATCGCGATGGCGATATCGATTACGGCGCTGATCGTGGGCATTGTGATGACGTTCGTACGCTTCGCGGGGGGTAAATAGGAAACCATGATCGTCAAGGCGACACGCGAAGGGATGCTCGGCGACATGACGGCGTCGGGCTGGCGCATTGATGCGACTCGTCTGTTCTGCGCGCTCCCGTCAACCAAAGCGCTGCGGCGTAGCGTCCTGATTACCAATCCGGCGAACGGTAAAAGCACGCGCGCGGAAGTGCTCGACGTCGGGCCCTGGAACGTCCACGATGATGCGTACGTGCTCGGCGGCTTACGTCCGCTGGCCGAATCCGGCCACAAAATCAACCTGCTCGGGCAGATGGTGCAAGGCATAACGAACGGCGCCGGCATCGACTTGGGCGAGGCAGTATGGGCGGCGCTCGAAATGACGAATAACGGGCCGGTCGACTGGCACTTCGACGACATCGAATTGACGGCGGCGGCGTGAGCGATACGAACGCGGACGCCATTCTCGAAGAGAGTTTGCTCGACTACATCGCGGAGTGCGATCGCGAAACGGCCGAAATGATGCGGACGCAAAGCGGCCACTACGCGCCGGGCTATAGCGATCAAACCGCGAATCACAGGCCCTGGACGCCGGAACGCTATGCGCGCCGGCAGGCGGCGCGCGACGAAAAAAAGCGCGGGGCGTGAGCAAATACGTCGTGCAGGCGGGCTGGGCGGACGCGCCGCATTTGTCGCCGGCCGTCTGCGAGGAGCTGCTCGCCAGTATCCCGTTTCACCAGCGCGAAGCGCGCATGAATGGCACGCCGGCGCTCGGCGACGGCAAGATCTACCAGGTGCCCGAAGAGGACTTCCGCATCGCGCCGTTCGTGATTCCGCCTCACTGGAAACAAGCCTACGGGCTCGATGTCGGCATCAATCGCACCGCGGCCGTGTTCGGCGCGCTCGACGAAGACTCAGACATCCTCTATCTCCACTCGCTGCATTATGCGGCCGACGCGATCGCAGCGATTCATGCGGAAGCGATCAAGGCGCGCGGCGCCTGGATTCCCGGCGTGATTGATCCGTCCGCACGCGGGCGCAATCCGGTCGACGGCGAACGCCTCATCGAAGTGTATGAACGGCTCGGCCTGCATCTCTCGCTGGCCGACAATTCCGTCTCGGCCGGCATCTACGCCGTGACGCAACGGCTCGTCTCGGGCCGGCTGAAGGTGTTCGCCTCGCTCTCCGAGTGGTTCGGCGAGTATCGCTTGTATCGGCGCGTCAAGGGCAAAATCGTCAAGGAAAAAGATCACGCCATGGACGCGACGCGCTACCTCGAGATGAGCGGGCTCGCAATCGCCAAAGCGGCGCCGGCGCCTCCCTCCTGGGACCAGCGGCGCACGGGCTCGAGTCGCTGGAGCGGCTAACTACTATGCAAGATCATCCGACCGATTACCACGGGTACGTCCCGAATTCGTATGACGAGAACGCCGCGCCTCCGGATGTGCCGGCGCCACGTCGCGAAGAACCAAGCATCAATGATGCGCTCGTCGAGTTTCAGCGCATGACCGACGACCAGCAAGAAGCGTTCATCGAACGCCTGCAGGAATGGCAACGCACGCACGTGGCGCCGGCGCTCTGGTAATTTACTCGTTCCGCGGGCTGCTGCCGATCCAACGGAGCGCGCGCTGGTAGCGTCTCGGCTCGTTGCGCCGCAGCTTGTCGCCGATCTCGCCCCAACTCAAGCCATCGGCGACGGCCGCGGCGCGCAGCTCCATGGCGGCGTCGACGGCGTCGCGCCACGTCAAGAAATCGCCCTGCAGGTAAACGCGACCATCCCGAAATAAGACTTTCCACTCGCCCTGGCGGTACAGGACGCTCGCGCGGTTCAATTCGATCCACGCGATGCGCTCGGCGTCTGTGCGCTCGTTCTGCTGCTCCATCTCCCCAAACTCCCATGAAAACTCCTGCGTTGACGAAACCGCGCGCGAAGAAAACCGGCGCCGCGCTCGAGACTTTTTTACGTGTCATGCGAGAACGGTTCAACTCGATCGAAGAGGCAGAGCGCGACATACGCAACGACGCGCTCGAGGATTGGCAGTTTCGCGCCGGCGACCAATGGGACGAAGAAATCGAACGCGCGCGCACCGCGGACGATCGCCCGTGCTACACCATCAACCGGGTACAACAAATCGTTCGACACGTCACCAACGAGCAACGCCAGCAACGGCCGGCGATCGAAGTTTCGCCGGTGGGCGATGGCTCGGACGTCTCAACCGCGGAAGTGCTGCAGGGCGTAACGCGCCACGTGGAAGCGAATTCCGACGGCGATATCGCGTACGATACGAGTTTCGATTCGATGGCGACGGGCGGCTTCGGCTATTTTCGCCTGGCGCCGGAATACCTGCACGCCAAGAGCTTCGATCAAGAACCGAAATTTCATCGGGTGCTCAACCCGTTCTCGGTCTACTGTGGGCCGGCGAAAAAAGCCGATTACTCCGACATGCGCTATTGCATCGTGACGGATGACATTCCGCATGATGTTTTCGAAGCCGAATATCCGCAATCGGAGCTCGCCGGGCTGAATGAATTCTCGGGCGAAGGTGATCGGGCGCCGGGCTGGATCCGCGGCGACGGCGTGCGTGTCGCCGAGTACTTCTACATTGAATCGGAAAAACGGACGATCGTGATGGGGCGCGACTCGAAGGTGTACTTCGAAGACGAGCTGCCGCGCGGCGTCAAGATCGCGACGAATCCGAAAACCGGCGAACCGTACAAGCGCGAGACCGATATCGATACCGTCTATTGGTGTAAAACCAACGGCGTCGAACTACTCGAAGATGAAATCGAAGTAGCTTGCGACTACATCCCGGTTGTGCCCGTCCTCGGTGAAGAATTCATCGTCGAAGGGCGCCGCTATCTGGTCGGCGTGGTGCGCTACTCACGCACTCCCAACCAGATGTATAACCTCTGGACGTCGGCGATGGCCGAAACGATCGCGCTTGCGCCGAAAGCTCCCTGGATCGCCACGCCGGCGCAAATCGAAGGCTTCGAGCGCTACTGGAATTCCGCCAACGTCACGAACTGGTCGACGCTGCTTTACAACCCGGACGCGAAAGCGGCCGGCGCGCCCCATCGCGATTTCGCGGAACCTCCGATTCAAGCCATTTCAGAAGCGCTCGGCCACGCCGATATGGACTTGAAAAATACCTCGAGCTTCGATCCCGCGCTCGCGCAACATGGGCCGGAACAGAGCGGCAAAGCGCTGATCTTACGCCGGCAGAATAGTGATCAAGCCAACTTTGGATTTCAGGACAACATGGCGCGGGCGGTGCGGCATGGCGGGCGCATTGTCGTGTCGATGTGGCAACGCCTGGCCGATGTGCCGCGGACCGTGCGCGTGCTCAACCCTGACGGCACGAAGGACCAGGTACAACTCGGCGTGCAAACCACCTACAAGGGCGCGCAAAAGGTGTTCGATTTGACGATCGGCGATTACGACGTCGCGGTCTCGACGGGTCCTTCGTATCAGTCACGCCGGCAGGAAGCAACCGAAAGTATCCTCGGGCTGGTGCAGAGCTTTCCGCCTCTCATGCAATTCTGCGGCGACTTGCTGGTGCGCGATATGGACTGGCCGCAATCGCAAGAGATTGCCGATCGCTTGAAGAAAATGCTTCCGCCGGCGCTGCAGGATCCCGCGGACGGCTCGCAACCGATTCCGCCACAAGCGCAGCATACGCTCGCCAATCAGGACCAGATGATTAAGCAGTTGACGACGGCGGTGCATGCCATGTCGGCGAAGCTCGAAGCGCAACAAATTCAGAGCGCGTCACGCGAACGCATTGCGCTCATTAACGCGCGCGCCGGCATCCTCGAAGCGGCGCTCAAGGCCTCGAGTACCGAAGCGCTCGCGATCTTCAACGCGGATCTGGCGCAGATTGATCGGCAAATCGCACTGATCCCGGATCCCGCGCTCGGACAAGAAGCCGACGCGCCGGCTACCGGCCAAACCGCACCGGCACCAGCAACGCCGGCTGCTCCGGGGCCTCCAACGATCGCGGCGGCGCCTCCTGGCGCGGCGCCGGCCGCGGCGCCGGCTGCTCCCCCTGGAGCGTAGCGGATTACGACGGCAGTTTCGCGGGCGGCGCGGCTTCGACCGTCTCGGCTTGTTTGATGAGCGCTTCGCCTAACTGCCGCGCAACCCGCGGCGGCAATGCGGTCCACGCTACCGGCGTTCCGAAGTTGAGAATGACGACGCCTTTTTCCGTGTCGGCGGCGACACCGATTTGCAGCTCTCCTTCATCGTGCTGGTTGAGATGGCCGCGAGGAAAACGGCCGGTTTTTCCGAGTTTCGGCATGCTCGCAGCTTAACCAGTCTTCGACCAGGGCGCTTTTTCGGGCGGGTGCGCCTCGAGCGTCGCAATGTGTTTGTCGAGCGACTCGCGGAGCTCGCGCGCCAATTGCAACGGGAAACCTACCCACGTCGTGGGCCGGCTGAAATTCAAATAAACGACGCCCTTGGTCGCGTCGGATGCAATCGCCAAGCGCGGCTCAACGGCGCGGGCGTGCTGGTCTAGTGGGCCGCTGACAATGCGGCTGATGCGTTCGGGACTAGCCATCAACACACGATTTTAAGTCGACCGCGCGCGCCTTCGTTCGCGCCGCGGCCGGTCAAGTTCTGGCGCCTCGGCGCTGGATGTACCCCACATGAACGAAACCAACGAACAACAGCCGATCGCTTCG